AATTAAATTATACCATAAATGATATAATAGTAGTATGGATATAAAAATATTAAATAAATTTATGGATAAATCAGAAACACAAATATTGATAAATTATATAGATTCTAATTTAAACAAATTTCAATCTTTTCAAGACAACAAGTATCATATATTACAATTTGGTAAAGACAATTATCATACACTTAGCAGTAATTTTGATATACAAGAAAATAGAGAATTAATAATAAAATATTTTGAAAAGTGTGTTAATAAAATAAAAAATGAATATAAATATGATTCTGAATTATTTATAAATTCATTTTGGCTTACTAAGCAAACTAATGGTGCTTATTTACAACTTCATGGCGATAATGATTTAGGAAAAAATACTCAATTTGTGTATAGCTGCGGTATATATTTAAATGATGTTTTAAAAGATGGGGCACTACATTTTCCAAATTTAAAATACGTCTACCAACCAAATTGTGGAGATCTTATATGTTGGCCATCACAAAATTTAAATTATGATCATGAAATAAATAAAATTAGTGATGACAGGTACGCAATGTTAATTTGGCTAACAAATGATAAAAATTACGCTTTAGAATATTAAACTATAATTTATTCCAAGGTTCTAATTTACCAAACATTCCCTCTAATTTTCTTTCATTTTTATTAAAACCACCACTGACTGCATGTGCTAATTTAAATAAATCTGTAATTAGTAGATCACCCTTTTGCCAGGTATGTTGTATTCTAATATTTTCATTAAAATTAATCTCTGAAGATATATGTTTACATAAACTATTAAATTTAATTATTTCTAAATTTGATGGTGGCTTTCCTTCTACTTCAAATAATTCTATAACCTCGTTATCAAAATAAGTTCTTAGAACCCTTTCCCCAGTTATCCAATGTAATGATACTAAGTCATAAAAAACAAAATTATCTTCTAGTTTTACTTTTGCCCTACATTTATTTAAAAAAAATTTATCTTCTTCTGGCAAATTTTTATAAAATTTGGCCATATCAACAAAATAGGTTTTTCCAGTATCTGGACTGCAATTAAATAATGTCATATTCCATAATCCACTTACAAATGCACCATTATTGCTGGCAACATGTTCTTGATGCCAACCTAACATTATAGAGTTTTTTGTAGCAATATTATTGCTATTCATATGCTTATGGTGATCTTCTATATAGTCAGAAGGATTTTGAATAGATGAATTTGGATACCAATTTAGATTGTCCCCAAGTAAATTCATTATTTGAGTTTGCATATTAAAATCAATATTTGCATTTCTAAATGCAATTATTTGTTCATTTAAAAATATATCTTTATATATATTAAAATTATTTTTTAAATTTTCATATCCAGGAAAATCAATAGTTTTTACCGTAAACATTAATTTACAATTTTGTGAGTTGTTACCATTGTTTCTGGATTTGGAATTATGCCTTTTTCCCAGTCTTGTTTCTGTTTTTCACGAATTCCATCGTATTGGGATTTAAGTTTGTTAAAATCTTTATCATAAGTATTTTCAATATAATCATAAGATCCAAGCATTGTGTATCTTTGACCAGAAACTACTTCAGTAACTGCGTGTACGTTATTAATTCCTACGTCAAACACAATTACGCTTCCAGTTTTTGGCTTAAATGCTAAATTATGATCTCTAAAAGTAAGATGTCCACCTTCAAAATCATCATTTAAGTAAATCATTGTTACTAATTTATTCTCTTCCCATGCATTAGGAGTTCCATCTAGTTCTGCATTGTCCGCATGATCAGCTGCAAATGAACCTGGGTCCCATCTATGTGCGCTTAAACTAACGCCCCTTAATTTTCTATTAAATACTTTTTCTGCTAACTTATGTGAAGTAAGTTGAATTTCTCTTAATTTTGGTCCCGCTTCTATTCTTTTAAGGTCTAATTCTGGTGGCTTTCTTCCAGATATTGTATATGAATTATAAAAACAAGACAGCATCCAGTCATCTAAAGTATTCCAATAGTCAATTATATAATCACATTGTTCTTTTGTAAATACATTTTGATATTCAACAATATCAGCTTTATGTACTATTTCTTTAATTTCTGAATTAAATATAACCTCTGACAATTGATCTTCTGTAACCTGTTGTATCATAATACTCCTATGTTCTCAAATTTATCCATCTGATCGTCTATGCTATTTAAAATATCAATATCTAGATCCGAAGAACTAGATATTGATCTTGTGCACATAAACTATACTTTCTTTGGTCTGCCTGTTTTTTTAGGACCCATATTGGTTTCTCTACGAATCCCATGTTTATTACGGTCAACTCTTGTTAATGATCTTTGATTTGCAATTCCAGATCTAAATTTACCTTGACTTGGATTTTTACGAGTAGCTTCTTGAGAAGTTACTGCGCCTGCTGGTTCATTGTTTGGCGGTGTCGCCATACCTGTGCCATTTTCACTCATTAATAAATTGTCTTGTCTGCTCAGGTGTTGAAGTCATGTTTAGTGTTAAACCTGCTTCTCCATCTCTTGTAACATCAAGAATTGAAACTGATGCAATACCAGTTTCACTTCCTACAGATTCACAGCCGCATTCGTAACACATAATTACATATCCGATTCGTCTGCGCCAGAAATTGGAAGTGAACTAGAAGATCCTTCTCCATTTAATCCTGCATTGCCTTGTGATGACATATCTTTTGAAGCAAAAGCTGATCCTGGATTTGCTGCATATCCTGCATCAATATTATTTGATCCTGATTGCTCACCTGTCTCATTAAATCCTGTTAAGTTAATACCGTTTGTCATTTTATTTCTCCTATAGGTTGTTGTATTTAGATGGGTCTAGAAATCCATCTATCCCTATATTATAGCATTTAAGAAATTACTAACCCAAAACAGTATCTAGGCCACGATATTCTATAGGCCAAAAAAATGATATTATTACGTTTCTATGCCCTTTTTCAATTTTTGACACCTGATGTGGTAAATCATGATCCCCTTTAAAAAAAATAAAGGTTCCAGGTTTTGGTTTTATTGAAAAATTTTCTTGGGGAAACTCTAAAAGCCCACCCTCATAATTATCGTTAAGATAAAGAAGCCCAGACCAATCGTCTTTTGAATTTTTTCTAATACTTTCTGGGTCATTAGGTGTAATGTAATTATCTGTATGCATCTTCATTTCAGAACCCTCTAGCATTAACCCATAAAACATTGTTTTAATATCCATTTTTGTATCTAAAAAGTCTGAAATTGTGTTTGACATTGAATTACATAACATTGTCAAAATGTCTATTCCAATATTGTAATTATTATCATCTTGGTAGCTTTTAATAGGATTACCACATTTAAAAGTATATCCATTTTCTGGGCTTAAAGATGGACCACCTTTTATCTGGTAATCTGGTGCATCTAATGTAGTACTATTAAATGTTTCTGTTAAAAAATCTGATGTACTTTTAGATATATATTCTTCAATTATATAAATTTTATTATTTATATTTTTTATCAAGGCCTATATTTTCCATAGCATTCTTCACATACCCAGGTGTAAAGATTTAAATCTTTAATAATTCTTGTTGCTTTATTTTGACAATCATTTTTTTCACACATGCTATGAACTAATGGATTTTCTGATTTTATTACTGAACTCACTTTACTCTTTTTCCAAATTTTTCCCACGCTCTTTCGTGTAAGAAAAAGCCAATCATTTCACATGCTGTATAAATTATTGCAAATGAACCAGCATATTCCCAATGTGCTTCGCCAGTAATAGCTTTTTCAAATAAATATACTAATGTACCAACAAACAAAATATGTACTGCTGGCCAAGTAATTGATTTATAAATACTTCTTTTTTTACTACTCATTAATTTTACCTCTACTTAATTTATTATATATATAATTAATTACTTCGTTAGGTTTCCATTCATATGGTAACTCTAAATATTTAATTTCTTTTAATATTTTTTCTCTTATTTGATCTTCAATGTACTCCACATATATATTCTACCATTTAAATAAAAAAAGGGCAAGGTTTCCCTTGCCCTTAATTTTATAATTTACTTTTTTAAAACAACCTTCTTTTTAGGAAATGCCTTATTCCAGGCTGTAGCTAATTTATTATAATCAGCCTTTTCCTTAATTACTGCTGCATCAGCAATAATTTTTGCTGCTGTTGCGGAATCAATAACTAATTGTTTTGAAGCAGCATCAGCTTTTGCTGAATTTAAATCTGCTGACAATGAACTAATTTGAGATTGAAGTTGTGCAATTGTGCCATTCAAATCGGTAACTGTGTATGACGCAACTACGGCTTTTACTGGAACTTTTAGTCCAGTGACTGCTGTTGCTGTTGTCGCACCAGTTACTGCAATTGTTACATTACCAATTGTTGCAACTGAAGTATTTTCTTTTTTAGATCCTAAAATTAATGTAGAATCCGCTGTAACCTGAGCTGCAGTAGATGTTACAATCTGTTTAGAAATTGAGCCATCTGCCCAAGTTCCACCAATTAGTGTTGCTGTTACAGTGTCAGAAACTGCGTTTCCAAATACATCTGTTGTGGTTACTGTAATTGCTGGAATAGTGCCTACTGCTACTGCAGTTGGTACTGAAACTCCAACGTTTGATACAGATCCAGCAATTCCTTTAACAAAAACAACTGTTGAATAAGATCCATTTACAATTGTAACTGAACCAGTTGCTGTCGATGTTGTAAATGCATAAACAGTCACTGCAGATCCTGCAGAAGTTACTGAGTACGTGGTTGAACCTGCAGAAGAATTAACTACTGCATTTGTTGCGCTTAAAGCTGTGACTAACTTAACGCCACCTGTTGCTGTAAATGTAACTACAGTTCCAGTATCTGCTGTTGCTGCTAGAGCAATGGCATCTGCTGAATCTACTGTGTTGTCGGCTGGAACGTTCGCAGTCGCAGGCGCTGTAGATGTTGTAGAATTTGCTGAACCAGCAACTGTTATTACTAACGGTGCTGCTGATGCATTAATTGATTGAATGCCTAGTAATGCTAGGGCTGCAGCCGAAGCAACGGCAATCTTTTTTAATGACTTCATATTTTTTATTTCTCCTTTTTATCCATTTTTTTACAAAATGGAATTCTATTTTGGGTGTACACCCATATATATAAACGTTTAACCAAGCAATTTGTTGTCTTTATTGATCCCAAAGTTTTACATGAAAGCTACAAGGATCTCCGCCTTCATCCCACTCTTCCATCTCCTCATCGGAAAGTGGTGGTCCTTCATGTGTGTCGCAAAATACCTCTGATACCCAATTTTTTTCACGACCATACTCATACCAAGATTGAACATCTAAAAAATCTATAGCCATTTACTTAACTCCTCAATCATTTGATGTTTAGGTTTTGCGCCAAGTATTTTTTTAACCTCTTTACCATTTTCAAATATAATTGTTGTTGGAACTGAGGTTATGTTGTATTTTGAAGCCTGTATTGGATTTTGATCTACATCTATTTTGGCAATCCAAATATTATTTTCTTTAGAAATTTCTTCTAAAATAGGAGAAAACATTTTACATGGCCTGCACCATGTTGCCCAAAAATCAACAACTAAAACATTGTGAAGAGTTAATGTTTTATCAAAATTTTGGTCATTGATCTCCAGCATTATTTGTCTTTTAGTTCCTCTGCTGCTGCATTAAATTTATTCATAAATGTTTGAACTACCCAAAATGTTGTTTCTCCAGCATTTATAGCCATAGCTTTAGAAGATTCTTCTGTTCTATCTTCTACTGCAAGGGCGTTGTACCATTTCTGGTACAACTCCTCACCGATTTCTTTGATAATTTCTTCCAACACTGTCATGTTAGCCATTTATTTTTTTAGCCCACTCCAATTTAATTGCAGCCAGTTTATCTGCAGCCAGTTTAACTTCAGCCTCGTATTTTGCTTCCGCTTCTGAAATTGCTTTGTTAGCCTCAATTGTAAGAGCAGCCTTTGCTTCGGCAGCCAATTGCTCTGCAGTTTTAGTTACTGGAGCGACTGGTTTTGTCACTACTGGGGTACTTGGTGCAATTACAGTAGGGTTACTAGAGATAAGTTTACCATATTGACCCCTAGCGCCACGGATTGGTTTTGAAGCACTGTTTAACATATCTAAAACTTGTTGATAGGTTAAAGAAGGATTTGAGTTTTTAATTCCAGCCCATGTAGCAGCAGCAACTTGCGTAGAAATTGATGATCCTGCTGCATTTTTTACAGAACCTCCTGGGAATGCAACTTGCATATTTCCAAGAGCATAAAAGTCTAATCTATCTTTATCAAAGTTAGAAAGGTTATCTATTTGCTCATACTGGTCTGCCATTCCAATTGATATTGAATCATTAATACATGCTGGCCAAGATATTCTTGAAAGGTCTCTCATGTTTCCTGCTGCAAAAAATACAGGAGTTCCAGAAGAAACTAATGATGATATTACTCCACGAAGCATTGGTGTTGCTGGGCAGTAATCTGTTAAAGTTGTTAAAATTGCATGATTAGATTGAGACATTGCAACACTCTGTATATTAAAACGAGACTTATTATCTAATACCCATTTTAATGCTAAAGAAACACCAGTTTCTCCAGTTGCTTGTCTTGAACCAGATGGATCATTTCCAATTATTCTTACAAAAACAATTTTGATATTTGGATTAGTTGCTACTGCAACTGATGCCATTTGTGTTCCGTGATCAAAACCATTTTTAGAAATAATATCAAATGGAAGTACAGTAGATCCTGGACCTTCCATAAACTTTTGTCCATTTGGACATGAGGCCAATTCTAAAACACAAACTTCATATGCAATTTTATCTTTAAAAATTGGCAAAGAAGTGTCTAATGCAGTGTCTAGAATTGCTATTGTTGAGGGTACTTGATTAGCTTTCGCCTCTACAGCAATAAATGTAGTAGATAGTGTTAGTGATAGTATTGATATTGCAGTTATTAGTTTTTTATTCATAGGTACATTTTACTAAAACATACCCAAATCTGTCAAGAGTTTCTATCTATTCGTCTCTGATACCACTTACCAGCGTCTAATTGAGGTTGTGGTAAGTTGTTTGCCTCTAATAATGCGGCAAGCATGTTGTTTAATAAATCTATCTCAAACTCTAGTTTGATTATTTGCATTTCTAGCAATCGCAATCTTTCTGATTTTCTCATTTTTACCTGTCTGTTGGGGTGGGAGCCGTTGCTAGACTACCACAGTTTGCACATTCCATGTCTAAAAAATATGTTGCAATATCAAAATCTTCAAAGATTACTTTTAGATTCCATATAAAACATCCACAAGGACAAACATGAGTTGGTGTTCCTCTTAAATCCATAGCCATGTTATAATTTTCTGGCTTAAGATTATTAATGTCCATATATTTAATTATACTCTAAATTTCAATTATTGTAAATGGTGCTCTGACTGCCATGTTGAATTTTGCAGCCGCTTCTAGGGCCATCCTGACCCGTTTACGGGGTGTTTTAATAGATGATGTTGAGTATAGTGATCCTAAAGATAACTCTTGCCCAGCGCCTTCTGCCATGTATTGAATGTCTGCTTCTCCTATATGGAAATCACTATCCATAGTAAATATTCTACCTGCACCCTGAACTGCTATTAAAAAAACTCCGCCTTCATCGCCATCTTCTGTAGAGCCTGCGGTTTGATTACCATACCCTTGTTCTTTAAATGCTTCTTTAATTGATTCAACAAACTTAGTACGCATAAATTTTTCTAAATTTTTAAATCCTGCTGTTGGTTTATAAATTGGTGGCGTCCAGTTATATTGAAGAATTTGTCCCATTCTAAAGCTATCAACAAATGCAATTCCAAACTGACCTACTCTAAAAACTTTTGGGTCTGTGCGTGAAAAAATTAATCCTGTTTTATCATCGGATGCAGCAGAATCTCCTCCTAGAAGGACTTTATTTTCATGAATAAGGGCTACCACTGCTGTCATACAGACTAGTATACTAAATTAAAAATTATCTGTCCAAAACCTCGTTTGAATCCATTTCTGAAAGGCTTCTCAGGGCATCTTCTAGCTCAGATTTAATTAAAATTAATTCCTGAATAGCACTATAATATTTATCTTTCCATTCAGTTAATTCTTTTTCTATTTTATACAATTCAATTTTTAGGTCTTTTACTTCTAATTTTAAATGGTCCTGCTCACGTTCTTGTTTTCTATTTTTTTCTCTTTTATTTTCGTTCAGACCAGCAATAATTGCCGTCCCCATGCCAGACAATATCGCAGCAGATATTGCAATAATTATAGAGTTCAGATCCAGATTCATTATATATCATATTATACCGTAAAATGTATACTAAATTAATAACTCAGAAGCAGAAATTTCATCTCCAACATATTTCTTTTTTAAAACAAACTCTCTAACGCTTTCTGGCCCGTTTTGTCTACCAGTAATGATTACTAACCACCTTGGTTCAAATTTTGATTCTATACATCCATCACACATAAATAAATTTATTGGAAGCAACGTAGACTTTTTAAGATTTAACTTATTTTTAGTTTTATTACAACAATAGCAAAGAACTTTATCCATTATATTCCTCTTCTACATGTGAAAATACAATTTCATCCATAATTGAAAATTCTGAATTATCTATCATTTCTTCGTACTCCATTTCATCTTTTTTATATTTTACTATAGAGGCAAATGCTCCTAGTTTTTCTGTAGTTCCATAAACTCCTAGATCATGAATAAATACAATTAATACTCTATCGTAGTATTCTTTCACTAGGCACTCCTTCCAGCTCACATCTTACTCCATATGACTCAAGTAACTTTTTTACTTTTGCTACATAATCTATGACCATTTCTTTTTTAACGCCTTCAAATTGTACAAAGTTGTCTTCATATAATCTTATTGCTAAAAATTCTGGATACTTTACTATATCCATTTGTAAGTTGTTTGCTGGTTTGGTAATTCCTCTTATTGCTTTTGACATTTCTGGTGTATAAAATACTGGCTTGTTAGGATCTCCAGTCCATTGATTAATGCCATGTTTAAAATGATTTTTATCTTTATCAATAAACATTTTTCTTTTTCAATCTTTTCCATGTATCGTTTGTCTTATGTAAATTTCTAGTTTTATCAATTGTTCCAGAGTTTAAATAAACTCCGCCCCATACGCCATACTCATCGCCGTCAGATCCAGATTTATAACACATTGCTATAACTGGACAGGCTAGACATGCTTCGTCAACATTTTTTGCAATTTTAGGATCATTTTCATATTTATCATAAAATAGGTTAGTGTCCATGCCTCTACAAACTGCAAGGTGCCACCAGTCTAAGTCGTCTTTATCTACCCCTAAATTATTTAAAATATTTGACATATTGTTTAGGTAGAACCCACATTCCTTTATTATCTACAGATACTCTATCTGCCATTCCCCAAGTTTTATTAAATATTCCTTTTATATTAAAAAATGCATTGTTATTTTTTTTCCAAATAATTAAATCATAGTTGTTCCAATATGCATCATTGGTAATTGATTTATATTTATTTATAAATACGTCTACACCACGTTCATTTAAATGTAACATTTTTCCTTAAATATAAAAGGCGAATCCCTGTATACTATTATACAGGGATCTTTTAAGCCTTGTCAACTGATTTTATTGTTTATTTTTAGGTACTAACGTTTGAGGTCCATCTGTGCCAAATAAAGACTTTTTAATTGGTACACAATTAGGTACTCGTCTTCCGCCTTTATCTTTCATTCCAACCTGCTTATATCCAGACCAGCAAGCCTTTTCCATATTATCCCATTTATCTTCATCTTCATTATCTGATTCGTAAGACTTTGAAATTTCTTCGTCTGAAAGATCTTCAGATTTATACATATTATCATGGCCTTTGCACATTTCCATATCGCATCCGCCTGCTGCTTTGCATTCTATACATCCATTACATTTACAGCCTTTAGTATCTTTCATGCCTTCAGCTTTTTCTACATCATCTTCAATTTCAATTACCTCGGTAATTGGTTCTACTACATTTTTTAAAATGTCTTTAATCTCTTCTACAAATTCATTTAATTCTACTGACTTTTTCATATTTTTCTCCTTATTAACTATTTTTCGGGACCAAGAGAATCCTGCGTCTCCACCCCATGCTAACCACATAATTTTTCCATTAGATGGATTTTCAGCATTATTAAAGTCTTTACCTTTTTTATCTACTTCATGACGGGAAAAAAATGAATACATTCTTTTAACCGTAGATAAACTTAGAGCCTCGCCTCTTGCTAGTTGTCCTGCACGAGTCCAACCAACCATTGTTCCTGCGCCTTTAGCCTTGCCTTGCTCTTTTAATTTAATAGCACGACGTGCTGCTGATTGCATTCCTGACGTTGGCTTATATCCTTCTTTTGCCATTATTTCTCCTTAACGTTAATTATTTTAATGTTTTTTATTTCGTCATCAGTTCCAAAAATATCATTTATATAATCTTTTGCATCGTCTTCATTAAAAGCATTTATTTCTATTTCAACTTCTAACTTAGCTTTATAAACATTCATTATTTTTTAAAAACAGGTCTTCCAAATCCAACTATTGAAATTTGTATACCTTTTTTATTTTTTCTAAATGCACGAAGTTTTTTGGCTACTTCTCCACCATTTCTTTGGCTACCTTTAGGGTTACCAGAAGTATTTCCTTCAATACACCAAACTGTGCCGTCTTCGTTATCTTTAACAACAATTCCGACATGGCTAATACGATCTACACCATCTGCTGGAAAATCAAAATATGCAATATCTCCTGCATCTGGATCTGCTAAGTCTCCATCAATCCATGCATTAGCTTTTTTAAATGCCGCTGCACCAGTTGGAGTGTGAACGGTATTTGGAACTTTTACTCCTGCTTGATTAGCACACCACATAACAAATGAACCACACCATGGAGCAAAATCTACTTTGGTAAATTTACCGTATTTAGTTTCATTGTCTTTAGGACCTTCAATTGTTCCTACTTCTTGCTCTGCAACTTCAATTAATTTTGCTGCTGTACCTAATGAAGCCATAATTATTTTTTATTCCAATCATCATCAATTGGGTGCTCTGGTGGAACTTGTGCAGGATCTTTTGCTAATCTACGAGCTGCTGCTTCATCAATTTCTGCTTCTAATTTTTTATCAGCCAATGTATTTTTAGCATCAACTTCTTTGTTTGCTATTTGAGCTGCCATAACATCTTTTGCACCACTTTGACCAATTAATAATCCAGCAAGAGTACCTGTAATGAATGTTGCTACGCTGCCCAATACATTAAAAAACATTTTATCGTTTTCTGATTGCGCTCCTATTGGCTGTGTTACAAATAACAATCCGTATAAAATTCCTAATGCTGTGCACAATAAAATTGTTCCAAGGGTGATTCCTAAAATAAATTTTAATCTAGCGTCTAAATCTTGTGGAGATAATCTTTCTTTAGCCATTATTTGTTCCCTTTGTAGTTGTTTGTTGTGTTTTAGTAGTTTTAATTAAATCTTTTGTGCATGTACCAGATGCCTCACAAATAGGAGGATTACATTCTTCAATCTTCCAATTTGCTGGATCTTGGCATTTATAACGATAACCACCATCATAACCACAACCTGTTAATGATATCATTAATAACATAGATATGGCAATAGTAGTAATTTTTTTCATACTACTATTATAGCATTTAGTCTTCTTTTTCCGCTTTTTCCCTAATTCCTATGGTCATAAACCATATGGCTACAGAGGCTAAAGTTACATATCCTACTACTGTTTTAGCGCTTCCTTCAAGGACAACCCAGGCTACAAAAAATCCTAGGAATGTAAAGTTTTCATTTAAGGCGGCAAAGCCCCATTTTTTTAACCAGTTCATATTCATATTATACCTTTCTTCTATATGCTGTGCCAAGAACTATCTGGCCAGCTATTATTGTTACAACTACGATATCTTTTGCTTTTTCACGTTCTGGAATAGACATATCAGCACCTATGCTAAGTAGTGCTTTGCCTAATTCACATTTTTGTTCTTCTGTTAAACCTTCAATTGCTTCATCTGGATTAAAGCAAGTAGCAATTGCGTTCACTAATGCCGCTGGGCTTTCTAATACAAGTAATGCTGATGCTACTTCTGCAGTAATAACAACAGGATTACCGTTTATATCTTCTCTTACCTCTACTGGAATTGTAGAAGGAAGATCACGATATTCAAGTCCCGCTGCTTCTATGTTGACAGCAGTTATAGGTGCTCCTTCTGCTGATTCTATCAATACATCTGCAACTAAATCTTTTTCTACTAAAGTAAACTTACCATCTTTAGTTAAAGCCTCTGATAAATTAACAACTTCAGCAGTAGTTATTTCTCCATCTGCAGAAAGCATTTCTGTAATAAACTCTGCTTCTGCTTCTGTTAGTCCTCCCTCTGATAAAGATTCAGATATTTCAGCAGCAATCTCTGCAGATACTTCTCCGCCCTCAGCAATTGCTTCCAGTACGGCAGAAATCTCAGATGCATCTAAACTACTATCGTTAATTAAATCAGTAACAACGTCTTGAATATCTTCTACAGAAAGATTTGCACCACTTTCTGATATTTCTTCAATAGCTACTTCGTTTTCTTCAAATACAGCCTCTACTTCTTCTGCAAGAGTATCGACAGGATCTGTATCTACTGGATCCGTATCCACAGGATCTGTATCTACTGGAGTTGTATCTACTGGAGTTGTATCTACTGGTTCTGTATCTACAGGGTTTGTGTCAACAGGAGTTGTATCTATTGGAGTTGTATCTATTGGAGTTGTATCTATTGGGGAACTATTGCCACCAGTAGTTAAATTAGAGCCTTGTGGTGCGGGTACAGAAATAACAGTCTCAGTATATTGACTTCCAGGTCCAGACCAGTTAGCAACTCTAACTGTATAGGTAGCACCTTCTGTCAAACCACTTAACTGAATAGACGCAGGAGCACCATCTGTATTATATGTTCCACCAGCATATGGATTATCTGCATCTGGATCATCTGTTACTACTTGATAAAACCAAGTGTTTGCTGTGTATCCTTCAGGTAAAGACGGTGTAATAGTTGCAGTAGTTCCTGCAACAATTGGAGTTAAAATTATTGGGGCAGGGGTTGGAATGTTGTTACTAATTGCAGTAACTAATTGACTTGATTTAGTATTTAGTGTTGATTGCAAAGATGTCTTTGTTGATATTGCCGAGTTTACAGTATTGGTTAAAGATGTTGTGTTAATTGCATTTATATTAGATGTGTTTGTAGTATTTTGAGCAACTACTGGAGTAAGGCTTGAGTTTAATTGTGCAATAGTTGCATTTGCTTCATCAACCGCTGCCTGAACTGTTGAAGTATTTGGATCTACATAAGGTGTAAAAGCAGGACCTTGACTTATTTGTCCAGTAAATCCAGCACCAGAATTAGTGTCTGTAATATTAATTACTGCGCCACCAGTTGTTTGTCTGTAATTAAATCTTGCTTGGTTTGGAATTGGTCCATTAGCAGTTACATCTGCAATCCATGCACCATTA